AAGCTGGCAGGTGTTGGCTTTAAGCCATCCATTGAGCAGATGCGCAAGCTCGGTGATGTTGCCAGTTCTCAAGGAAAGTCATTCCTCCAATACACCGAGGCAATTCTGGATGCCCGAAATTTTGAATTTGAGCGACTCAAGGAGCTAAACATCAGTGCCAGGACAGTCGGAGAGAATGTCATATTCAACTTTAAGGGAGTAGAAACTCAGGTAAAGAAGAACAGAGATGCTGTACAGCAGTACCTCATTAGCCTGGGGGATTACAATGGTGTGGCTGGCTCTTCCGCTGCCGTGTCTCAAACTCTAGGCGGCCAAATCAGTAACCTAGGCGATGCCTGGGATTCATTACTAAACACCATAGGCACTAACCTTGGCCCTGTGTTCTCAAAAGCATTAAGTCTGACAGCTAGCTTTTTAACCTCACTTAATGGCTTATTCAAAGGCGAAGAACAGGCACTTCAAGAATTTGAGGGCAAGCAGTTTACAGCTTATTCGAAGTTCTTCACAAAGACATCAGACCAGGCACTTAAAAACATATCTATCAATTCTAAGAACAGGCTCAAGGTAGTTTCTGAGGAGACCAAGATGCTTGAGCAGGAATATAACAAGCAGATGGCTGATTTGGCTATTGCAGAAAGCAGGATGCAAGATGAAAAAGGCAGTGGCTTCCTGATTGCGCAAAAAAGAGCAGCCGAATCAACCAAAGCTCAACTTGAGGAAAGCCAAAAACTTGAAAAAGCACTTACTGCCCAGAATCAAGCGGCCATTGATGAGATTAATAAACGAGCAGCGGCAAACAAAAAAGCATCTGAAGACCAGACTAAAGCTGACAAGGATGAATACAATGCCAAACTGAAGTTGTACGAACTTGAGAAGCAGCAGCAAATCCTGATGGCTCAACTGCGAGACAGCAAGCTCGGCGAACTTGGGGCAGAGAAGAACTTTGCGCAAAAGGTTTTTGTTCTTAAAAAAGAGTACAGTGCTAAGAACATAGGCATCAGCGAGAATGAGGTAAAGGTTGCCGAGCTTACTGCTGATTTGAAAGCCAAGGCCTTTGAAGATGGGGCAAAAAAGGAGTATCTGACAGCCAAGGGCAACGAAAGGATATTCAAGGAGGCTCGCGATGCTGCTGATAAGGATATGCAGAAGTATCAAGATGATGGCATGAAAAGGATGAAGAAATACTCCGATGATTATAAGGGGAACTTAAAGAGGCAAATCGAGGCTGAGATAGAGGCAGAAAAAACCAAAGAAGAAATCAGAGCGAAAGCATTTGAAATAGGTACAACATTAGCTCAGGGAGCATTTGACCTTTATCAGGCTAATCTTAGCAATGAAATGACTGCACTTCAGAATCGATACGATGAGGAAATAAGGCTTGCAGATGGCAACCAACAAAAGATTGATGAACTTACTCAGAAGAAGGATGCCAAAGAGAAGGAGATAAAAATTAAGCAATTTAGAGCAGATCAGATGGCTGCCACAGCCAGAGTTATTTTTTCCACTGCCCAGCAATTGATGGCTTCGGCATTAAATCCGGCATTGATTCCATACATTATTGGGCTTTCAGCAGCTCAGATTGGTCTGATTGCTGCTCAGCCTGTGCCTGAGTTTGCAGAAGGTACTAAGGGCAAACCATTCGAAGGAGGCCGAGCAATAGTAGGGGAGCGAGGGATTGAAAAAGTGGTGACCGAATCGGGCAAAGTTTACTTCACTCCTGCCACTGCCACTCTGGTTGATCTGCCCAAAGGCTCACAGGTTATTCCTAACCATGCCCTCAGCAGGCAGGAGTTATTCCTGGCAGGGCATTATGCCAACAGAAGCAGCTCAGGCTCTCCGGTGGTTGGCAAGCTAGATGAACTAAGCAGCATCCTAAAGTCATTACCCATTACTCAGGTGAGCATGGATGAGCGTGGCTTTGAGAAGTTCATCCGCACACCTAGGCGCACAACTAAAATACTCAACAATCGATTTAGGAACTCATCTTAGGACTATTGGTTTAGAATTGAAACAGGTGTAAAGTGCCTCTGCCATGCAGGGGCATTTTCTTTTTACCTTTGCAACATGGCAGGCTGGAGATTCTACTTAAATAATGACGAGGTTGAAGAACCTATTGGCTGGGATGCGATTGAGTTCACTGCGCTCAGGATGGAGAGTCATGGCATTGACCAACCATTCAGCACTGAGGTGCGGTTCTATGGCAAGGGCGCAAGGCTGATTAAAGACCTATATGACCTCTACTTCATCAATGCTGAAATAGCAATTAAGATTACCTCTGATGTAGGCTACTCAGGGCAGCTATATGAGTTCGAAGGCATGCTCAATCTTAGCATCTATCAGGAGCATAATGTCTGTGACACTGACAGCTGGGAGGTAACGGTAGGCATCATTGATGACAACTTCAGAGAGCAGTTCAAGGCTCGGCAGGATGTGGAAATTGATATTACTACTCCATTTGATTTAGATGGTAATGCTATTGATCCACTTTCGCCTGACTTCATTAGGCTACATAAACAGGACACTTATATTACTGCACAAGGTGGCAATTTATCAACCGCAATATTAGGTCTTGAATATGACACAAATGATGTTGTAGCTCCTTGGGATTGGGTTTATCCTAAATATGCTAAAATTATTCCCTGCTATTGGCGCAATAGTGATTTTAAAAATAATTTTGGCTCAACCTTTGACACACAAGGATCAAATTGGGGTGATAATAATGTTATTTTTAAGAATAACAGCACCCAGACAAGGACAATAAATATTCAGGCAACTGTTTCTGGAGAGCAACAATTTAGCACAGTTTCTATTACATCTGAAAGCGCAAATGCTGATTTTTTTGTGATTCTTCAAAGCCCTGCTGGGGCGCAAACATTCTACACCATTGGCAGTAGCGAGGTTATTACCCAATCAACACTTCTTTCATTATTTAATTTAAACAATCAGTTCTCTATTCCTGTGCCTCCAGATTGGAAGTTAATACTATCAGCATGGTGGGGAGTAGGCGGAACGATGAAAAGGGAAGACCCAATTGGAGGTGTTTTTTTTGGCGGCCCTTACTTTTTTGAACTGTTCATTGAGAATGTATGTGTTACGCTGAGCGAGATTAGCTCAGGAGAGTTTGCCAGCTTTGCAGAGGTTCTAAAAATTGAGAATATATTAAACAGAACAATTTACAAGCTCACCGGAGCTAATAATAAGTTACTATCTGATGCTTTCTCAGAGGCTAACGATGGATGTTATTGGAACAATGCAATAACTAATGGTGTAAGAATCAGGAATGCACCTACAATTGATGATATATTTTACGGATGCCCCAATGATGAGAATGCTTCTAATCAATTTGCGATTGAGTTATCCTGGAAAGACTTATTTGACAACCTTGACAAAATATTCTGCCTCGGCTGGGCATTTGAATGGACTGGAACAGAATGGAAAATAAGAGTAGAGCCGAGGGAGTACTTCTACCAGGATAGCATCAGCCAGACATTTGATAATATTGGCGAGGTTATGCAGATGGCTAAGCCTGAACTATTAGCCAATAATATATTAGTTGGCTTTAATGATAACTGGAAAAATATTGCTCAGTCCGGAACTTTTGCCATACATACTAGCAGAAGTTACTTTGTTGGGAATAAGGCATTGAATGAGAACAACACTCAAAAGCTAGACCTTAGAAGTGAGATTATTGCTGAAGGTTATGCAATTGAGTTTAGTAGGCGATTGCAATTTTTTAGGGATGATTCATCATCTTCAGACAGGCCTAATGATTACAACCTATTTATCATTTGGCTGAATAGATTTGAACTTAACATTGAGAATATTGAGGATTCTGAATATGCGATTCCTGATGAAAGTGGTCTTGTTGCTTTGCCTGCTGGTACTGTATCTATGAGTTCTGACCGCATAACTGCCAGCAATTCTCCAATCAATGCGCTATACAACATCTACCATACTCCAGCTCGTATTGCCTGCCGGTGGTGGAAGGTGCTAGGCATGCACACATATGGAACAACAAACCCAAGGCTGCGATATCAGGTAGGGCAATATCAGACTTCCTATTCAAGTACAATTAACGGAGATGAAGAGAAGGAGGCCTGCATTGAGATAATCAATGGACAGATAGCTGAGAACTCAGACATCTATGCCGACATCCTGAACACTCCCTATAAGGAGTATCTATTCAAGCCGATTGGCATTGAGTTTAGCTATCCTCAAAGTCTCTGCGATTTCTTAACTTTGTCGCAGGATGAGCAATACCGGAAAGTTAGGCTCACCTCGGGCAGTTTGGATGTTCAAGGCTTCATAATGGAGGCCACCAATCAGCCTGAGGATGCTTCCGGTGGTACAACGAAGTTCAGCCTACTGATGGCAGCAACTGCATCAGGCATAGGAGGGGCTTATTCAGATGGCTTTAGCATAGGCTTCGACAATGGCGAATAGCACAAGAACGCAACTCAGCACAGATTCACTCACCTTATTCCCTGACAATACCAGTCAGCTGATAACTCCGCAGGATTTGCGTGACTGGATAACCAATGGCATTGAGTCATTTGTAACTCAGAAGGACACAAGCCGTTTTGAAAATGCCTTTTATGAAAACCAAGGCTCTGCCATCACTGCCACATCAGGCACAACTAACTTAGCATTAGCTGGAGGCAACTTTGTCCACATTACTGGCTCAGGCTCAATCAGTATCACATCCTTTGGCACATTGCCTGCTGGATCACGCTTTGTGCTGTGCTTCGACATTCCTGTTACGATTGTCTACAATGCCACTACCTTAATAATCCCTGGTGCGGCTAACATAGTAACTGCCGCAGGGGATTGCATCATGCTTATCTCTGAGGGTACAGGCTCATGGAGGCTCATCGGTTACTTTCCATCATCAGGATTGCCAGTAGGCACAGTTACTGCGGTAACTGCATCTGCTCCATTAGCCTCATCAGGAGGTAATGCGCCAAATATTACACTTAACACGGTAAGTCCAGACCCATCGGGTAGCTTCACAAGTTCTAATATAACCGTTGATGCCTATGGCAGAGTTACTGCGGCAAGTAGTGGCTCAGGCGGTGGCATTACTGCCCTGACTGGTGATGTAACTGCATCAGGTACTGGCTCTGTTGCCGCAACGATTGCTAATAGTGCAGTTGATATTCCAATGCTTTCAGCAACAGGCACACCATCGGCAACTACATTCCTGAGAGGTGATAATGTATGGGCAACTCCGGCAGGCGCAAGTCCTACTGG